CCTGGTGGACGACTTAATCAAAGCGCCGTTTGTAATGACAGACCAGGAGTACGTCAATTATTACGGATATACCAGAGAGGAAGTGGCAGCATGAAGAAGAACGAAAAGAAGAAAAGAAATAATCTCGAATTGATTTATCTGGACGGCGGTTATTATGCCGTCCACGACGACAATGGCCAGTGGCTAGTCATGAAAAGAACGCAAGGGATAAAAGGGCCGAAGTTCATCGTACAGCGACAATGCAGTTCATTGAACGCATGCCTCGAAGATGTCTATGCAATAAGAAAAATGCAAGGAAATGAAAAGGCAGCTGCAGAAATTGCAAGAAGAATGGTGTATCCAGCAATTCAGAAAGGGGAAAAATATGAAGAAAACAACTAATACAACAGAAGAAAAGACAAAATTACAACCATTTCCATTTATTGAGAATGAAGATTACTTACTAAAGTTAAAAAGCGGAAATTATGTTGTTGCGTATTGGGAAAATGGACAATTTACTTCAAATTATGGCGATGAGTATATCGATGAAGAAATTGAAAGCATTGTTGCTTTAAAGGACTTAGGGCTATGAAAAATAAAGATAAATATAATCTAGCACACCTACACATAGTAGAACGACCGGGCAAAACTAGACTTGATTATTGTTTCAAGTACGTTGAAATCGAATACGGCGGAAGAATTATAAAAGAGTTTAGATGTTTAGATGCAGAAGTAAGCAAAAAATTTTTTGAATGGTTAGAAGAAGATGACGGAAAAGAGTGCAAACCTACAATCCTAACTGAAAAAGAAAAGGCTTATTTATCAGCGGTAATTAAGCCTTTCAGAGAAAAAGTTGAATATGTTTATAAAATATGTTCAGAAATAGAAAAAAAAGAATATTTAGAAATTAGTTTGGAAAATGGAGTTATTTCATTTCCATACTTCGAAAAAAGCAAAATGTATAAAGGCATGGGGATAAATACGTTTTATAAATTGGAGGAACTTGGGCTATGAAATACAGAAAGAAACCAGTAATTGTGGAAGCAATTAAATACACATTAGAAAATTCAAAAAATGTATTTGATTTTGCAAAAGGTCGTATTCGACACGATATGTTACCAATATCAACGGACTTAAGAATAGATACTTTAGAAGGTACTATGACAGCATCTGTTGGCGACTACATCATTAAAGGTATAAAGGGCGAGTTCTATCCATGCAAGCCTGATATCTTTGAGCAAACGTATGAGGTAGTGGAAGAATGACAAAACAAGAAATAGTAAATACATATAAGCAAGCAATTGAATTGTATGGTGAACATGCACAAAAACTAATGGCAATCGAAGAGATGAGTGAACTCACAAAAGAAATCTGCAAGGACTTTAGAGGGCAGTTAGATCGTGAACACTTAATCGAAGAAATGGCAGATGTGCTAATCACTTGGAGTCAATTATCACTAATGTACGACATTAGTGAAAAAGAAATTTGTCAAATGTTAGAAAGAAAATTAGAGCGTTTAAAAGAAAGGCTGGAGGATAGCAAGAGATGACAGAAATGATTTTCGGAATACTTCTATGGGTTGGGTTCTTCGCAGGAATCATCGTGACTGCAGTTGTGATAATGCTAGTAATCGTTGCCATGCAATTCATTGAGGACGAGAATAATGACGATGAATAGCAAAACCGCAGAGGTTCACCGTCAACTGCAGAATTTTCGCAAAAACATAGAACGCATGCTGGACGCAGGCGATCAATATGCCGAATTCAAAATCAAAACAACCACAGCAAAAGGAAACCAACCGCGACCAGAGCAAGGAGTATCTAGCGGTTTCGCACAAGGGCCGACACCCAGCGAGATAGAAGCGCAGCTTGAAAGATTGTACAGGAAGAAGATCCAAGCAGAAGAGAACGTAAACGACGTAGATCGCATGCTATACGGATTGAGTGATGAAGAGGTTGAACTGCTAGAAATGCTATACTGGGACAAGTTACCAGTAAGGGTAATCGCCGATGCAATGAACATCACAATTCCAGGTGTTTATTGGCGAAGAAATCAAATTCTCGACAAAATGGCTAAAAGTCTATAAAAATAAAGTGAAGTTTTTGTGTATAATGGTCAATGAAGAGAGAATGTTCGCTCTCTTCACAGTTGATTATCTGGCATAGACAATCAAATCCTTTCTAAATTGCAAAGTTCAGAAAACTCTAGAAGTCGGCAGGAAATAAACTCCTGTCGATTTTTAATTTATCGATGAATGATGAATGATGAAGTATGTAGTATGTAGAACGAATAATTCGGACCAACTGAGAACTGCAGTGCAGATTTCAAATTCTCCAATGTTGTCGTACTTGGCGGTCTGACAAGTACAGGTTCTGGTGACCTCCTTGTACAAATATCATGAGCCAGAACAGAGCGCGAAGCCACCAAACAAGTGTGACCGTGTAACCCACGACCAACTCGCCATAGATCACGATGCAAAGACTCGGACGTGGTCGATTTTGAATATAAAAAACGCCCAAAAAGGGCAATAAACGACATAAAAGTACCAATTTACGTATTAAAAAACATATAAAAGTAACATTAGAGCATTAAAACGGAGGGATTAACCATGAAATTCGCGCATCAAAATAGAAGAAATAATCAAACTCGGAAACAGAAATCCAAGCGAAATAGTTATAAACACCCTGTCGCAAGAAAAAGAGACCGAAACAGAGTGAAGTCGGAAGAGTTCGAGGAAACACACATCCACGAAAAACATACCGCCGAGAAACGCACAGAATTGAGTCCGTGTTTTCATTGTTTCTACAGTGAGCCAGACACAGTACACATGTGTCCAGGTGTTCGATGTGCCAAATACAAGGCGTGGAAGCACTCCTATCTACAGTATAGATAATATCTAAGTAGTAATAATAATTAATTACATAATATATTTAAATATATATACTATATAGGCGAAAAAAATTAAAACTTGGTCAGCAGCAAGAACAAACATAAAAACAAATAGTTTCCAATGTGTGTATGACGTAGAAAGGGGCAAGTCTATGAAAAAGGAGAGTAAGAAATCTAACTATCATTTAAAAGATGAACACGGGCTTACTCCAAAACAAAGGGCATTTGCGGATGAGTATGTTATTACGCTTAATGCGACAGTGTCGTATAAGAAAATATACAGTGTAAAAAGAGACAGCGTGGCCAGTACGAATGGGAGTCGTTTGCTTGGAAATGCTAATGTTAAAGCATATATTGATAAGCGCCTTGAAGAGATCAAATCCGCTAAGGTAGCCGATCAGCAAGAAGTGATGGAATATCTGACATCGGTCATGCGCGGTGAGAAGACAGAGCCTTTGCTTGTGCTTGATGGTGAGGGCACACAAAAAATCGTTGATTCTGTACCGAGTGTTCAGACACGAACTAAAGCAGCAGAATTACTTGGTAAGCGTTACAGTCTATTCACTGATAAACAAGAGGTCAGTGCTGATGTTGATTTGAATATTACGGTTGATTATGGAGATACTGATGAGAATATCGGTTCAAGCGAATAGTTCTTTCAAAGGACCTGACCGGTCAAGGAAGCGCTATATCGTCATGCTCGGCTCTGCCGGCTCAGGTAAAAGTGTTGATACAGCACAGCATTACATTCTGCGTTTGATGGCTGATAAAGGAAGAAATCTGTTATGTGTCAGAAAATCGGATGTAACGAATAGAGATAGCACGTTTGCAGAATTGCAGAGTGCTATTTTTCGTATGTTTGGTGATTCATATAGTCGATACTGGTCAATCAATTCGTCGGCAATGATTATCGAGAATAAGTTCAATTACAATCAAATTATTTTTCGTGGTGTGAACGATGAGAAGCAACGTGAAAAATTGAAATCAATCACCTTTAAACGTGGAAAACTGACAGATGTGTGGATCGAGGAAGCAACAGAATTGACAAAGGCAGACTTTGAAATCATAGATGACCGTCTTCGTGGCGAGCTGCCTGCAGGACTCTTTTATCAGATACGCATGACGTTTAATCCGGTAAATGCTAATCACTGGATCAAACGTGATTTCTTTGATAGACCGGATGATGATGTATATACGCATAAGAGCACTTACTTACAGAATCGTTTTATCGATGAGGCATATCATAAGCGTATGATGCGCCGTAAAGAGGTAGATCCGGAAGGCTATCAGGTATACGGTCTTGGAAACTGGGGCGAAACACGAGGGCTCATTCTTCATAACTGGGAAGTAATCACATGCAATCAAGATCTACAGTGGTATGACGATGTAGCAATCGGTCAGGACTTCGGTTTTAACCACGCTAACGCATTGTTTTTGTATGGATGGAAGGATAGTAATATCTATGTCATACGTGGCCTGTATGGCTACGAAAAGGACACGTCAGAGTGGATTATTGAAGCAAACAATGCCGGTATTCCAAAAGACGTATTGATGTGGTGTGAATCTGCTGAACCGGACCGTATCAAGATGTGGTGTAATGCCGGATATAGGGCGAGAGCAGTCAGCAAGGAGCAGAATTCTGTCAAGGCACAGATTGACTGGTTGAAGGGTAATCCTGCCGGCAAAAACGAGCGTGCGATTAAGAGAATGATCTATATCGATGCAGCGTGTGTCGATTTCAAAAAAGAAATAGAACAGTGGAAATGGAAGCATGATGATAAACGTGATGTTTATCTTGACGAACCCGTTTCCTTTTTTGATGATGCGATGGCATCACTTAGATATGGCGTCGAAGGATGGCGAAAGCCAAGAGGACGTTTGGTTCTCGGAACCAAGAAATTGTAGGAGGTATACCCGTGCAAAAAAACAATCCATTTGCTTTACCAAAAAAGTTGGTAATGAATGTAACCGGAGATGAATTAAATATCACATTTGAAACGGTGACAAAATATATTAAAAAACATGAGAGTAGATTGAATAGATACAACTATCTAAACAAACTGTATGAAGGATTTCAGATGATTCTTGATGAACCGAAAAAGGATGAATGGAAACCGGATAATCGTTTAATCGTAAATTTTCCTCGGACGATTACAGAGGATGCTTTGGGGTATGGGTATAGTATTCCGATTAAAAAAGTAACGGAAGATAAAGAACTGCAAGACTCTATCGATAAATTCAGCAAGATAAACAGTCTTGAAGATCATGAATATGAACTTGCAAAAATGTGTTGTAAATTTGGTCATGCATGGGAATACTTCTATCAAGACGAAAACAGCAAGACACGTGTGACACGATGTACGCCTATGGAGTTGTTTGTTGTCTACGATGACACGATGCAACACCGAGCGTTGTTTGCGGTCAGATATGGCTATCATTCAACTGATAGTGATGTATCGCGCGGAGAGATCTATGGTGAGGTGCTGACGAGAGAATGGATTCGTCAATTTGAAGGTACTAAATTCATCGAGGAACAAAAACCAAATCCATATGGTTACATTCCTGTTGTGGAGTGGGTGTTAAATGAAGAACGCATGGGATTATACGAACCTGCAGCGGCATTAATCGAAGCATTCAGCGAAACAATCGGTATGAAGAAAAATGATGTCGATGCGTTCGCAGAAGCCTATATGGTGATAATTGGTGCAGAAGTCGGCGACGATGGCGTCAAGCGTATCCATGATCAACGCTTGATTAATATCTGGGGAACTGACAACAGCGATGAAATCAAAGATACGATGGTTCAATTCCTGCAGAAGCCTACTGCCGACGGGACACAGGAAAATTTATTAACCCGTTTAGAAGATTTGATATACAAGATCTGCATGGTGCCAAACATCAATGATGAAATGTTTGGTAATGCTACAAGCGGAATTGCGCTAGCGTATAAGTTGAAACCTCTTGATAACTTAACAGGTACGTTTAATCGAAAGATAACAAAGTCATTGCAGAAGCGATATAAGATTTTCTGTACGCTTGCTGTCAACTCAAAGAGTCCTGACGCATGGACGGATATTGATTTCAGGTTTACAAAGAATATTCCTCATAACATCACAGAAGAAGTAACGAATGCTCGTAATCTCGAAGGTGTCGTAAGTAAGAAAACACAACTCGGTGTTCTTTCTATCGTTGAAAATGTGCAAGATGAGATTGATGCGATGGATAAGGAACAGAACGTGCAGCATGATAACGTTGTTTCTGGCTTCTTTAAGAAGCAGGATGATGAATATGACTCGAAGTCACAAAAAGACGCTACATTGCAACAAAATCAAGGTGTAGCAAAGAAATTGAAGGCGTAGTTCATGTCAATATTAAAGAAATTCACTTCTGAGAAGGAAATGATATCTGAATACTGGCGACAGCGCGAAGAAAGACAGCGTCAGAAGAACCTAGAAAAACTTGGTACATTAAACGAGCAGATAAGTGATATCTATAGCGATATGGAAGAGGCAATCAACAAAGAAATTGCTTCTTTTTATGTCAAATATGCTGCTGCCGAAGGTATCACACTTGCCAGTGCAAAAGAACGTGTCAGTAAATTAGATATCGAAAAGTATTCACGTATGGCCCGGAAATTTGTTGAAGATCGCGATTTCTCGAACGAAGCCAATGAAGCGATGCGGCTATATAACACAACCATGAAAATTAACCGATTAGAAATGCTGAAATCAAACATTGGCATGAAGATGGTCGAGGGTTATTCTGATATCGAGAAATTGACAGATAAGGCTTTAACAGATCAGGCACGCGAAGAGTTCAAACGGCAAGCAGGAATCCTTCATACAACTGTAAACGGTGATATTGATGAATTGGCTAAGAATATTGCAAATGCGTCATTTCAAAACGCTACATTTTCTGATCGTATATGGCAACATCAAGATGTCCTGCGAAATGATCTCGGTACATTGTTACATCAGGGGCTGATACAGGGTGTAAGTGCAGCAGAACTTGCACGACGTCTACGTAAAGAGATCAATACCAGCAAGTACAACTCTCAACGGTTGTTACGAACAGAGTTGGCCAGAGTGCAGATTGATGCTCAGATGGAAAGTTACAGACGCAATGGTTACAGCAAGTATAAGTTCTTAGCTTTAGGCGCTCATGCGTGTGAAGAGTGTATGCGTAATGATGGTGAGATATTTAATGTCGAAGATGGCAGAGTTGGTGAAAACATGCCACCAATGCATCCGAATTGTATGTGTTCAACGACTCCGGTATTTGAAAAGGTACAGATATCCAAAGATGTAGATTATATGGGTAGGAGGAAACGGGAATCGTTTGAAACACCGCTCGGAGATATTAAAAACGTTGCTGTTTACGAGAGTGACGTAAACAGTAAAATCAGCACGCAAACATACTCGCAAAGTGCGAAGAAAATAGTAAGTGCAGTTGATGATTTTATGAGTGAAAACTCGGTAAAAGTGAATGTGGTTGTGCTAAAAAATAAAACTCTCGGTGGTTTATCAGCTTACGATCACAGCAAGAATGTGCTGTACGTCAGCGAGGAACTATCAAACGTCGCAGAATTTAAAAAATTAGTCGGTGATTACTTCCCGGCAGAGAACGTCAAAGATGTATTCACACATGAACTACTCGGTCATAAAGCACACTGGGAAGCAATCAAAAAATATCAATCTTCGCATCGGTCAGAGAGTATCGAGCAGTCAAAAAATGCACTTGAAGAGAAACTACAAAAATATGTAGCAACGCAGTTAAATCAGGATTACAATTATCTACGAAACAACGTCAGTGAAAACGCAAGTAGCGAATATAAGCAAGAAAAATCGTTGAATGAAGTGATTGCTGATGCTATAGTGTTAATGAAGAAAGGGGCTCTAAAGGATAAGACCTTAGAAAGGCTGATAAACGAGGTGTTAGATTATGATGGTTAAACCTTCAAAAGAATATTTAAGATTAAGTAAATTAGTTGAGCCGTGGATAGTGATAGACATGGAAAAATACGAGCCTGTTTTGCGTCAAGATGCCCCAGAAGAAGTAAAAAAAGCATATAAAAAAATTTCTAATCCACATTTTCACTAAAAATTCATAAGATGTTAGCACTCTGTAGAGTGCTTTTTTAATGCAGAAAGGGCGGAAAAAATGATACATGTACACTTGACTGAAAGAACCATAACGATTAAAGGGCACGCCTATTATGATGCGCCTGGTAAAGATATCATCTGTGCCGGTATATCGGCATTGGCAGATACATTAGCAATTTCGATTACGGAATTATGTACAGATAAGGTGTCGTGTATTCAAGAAAATGGGAATATTCGAATCAAATTTGAAGATAAGAGCCTATCAGAGCATGCGCAACTCTTGATCAGCTCTTTTTCTTTGGGCGTACAGGGGATAGCGGAAGTTTATCCGGATTACGTTCATTATGTTGATCTACGACCAGGCTTGAGAGTCGATAAACCTTAAGGGCAAAGACGGCGCTCGTCTATAAATATGCGGATGGAGGAAAAGATGAATAAGAGAAACAGAGCAGTTCTACTTGCCTTTAATCAGGCATCCATGAGATTTAATTTACAACGATTTGCCGACGGCGGCGATACTGGTGAGCATGAGCAATCCAAAGAAGACGCAGACCAATCCGGTACAGATGGTGATGGCGACAACCAGCAAAAAAATGATGAGAAGAAGTATTCTGATGAAGATGTAAATCGAATCCTCGGTGCTAAGTTTGCCAAATGGCAGAAAGAGCAAGAAAAGAAACAAGCAGAAGCCGATGAAGCCAAGAAGTTGGCCAATATGTCAGCAGAAGAAAAGGCTGCGGCAGAAAAGCAGAAAGAGGCTGAAAAAGTTGCAAAACTTGAAAAAGAATTGACAAATCTGAAAGAAAGGGCTGCACGTGCGGAACTTTCAAAAGAAGCCGCCAAGATCATGAAGGCTGACCATGAAATTATTGCAACACAGGATATGCTTGATTTCGTTGTAGGCCAAGATGCGGAAACAACAAAGGCAAATATTTCTAAACTGGTATCCATTATTCAGGATGACAGAAAGGCTCAAGATGCATTGCGTGCTAAGGGCGTTACACCTAAGGTGTTTAGCAATGATGGAGCGCAAATGACGGCATTGGAAAAAGCAATTGCGCGTCATAAACATTAAAAAAGAAAGAGGTATAACATGAAGAAATCTACCAAAGATTTATTGAAGAAAATCAATCTACAACGCTTTGCGGAGAATAACACCGGTGTAAGGGTGTATGCAAAGGAATTCAAAGAATTAATCAATCCTGTTTTTGCTGAACAGTCTTATTTCTTGGATATGTTCGGCGGTAAAATGGAAGCACGCGACGGCGTTCAAAACAATAAGAACGCATTCAGCGTAAAGACAAACGACATGAAGACGGTTATTGCCGATTACAACACTGATGCTAATGTCGGTATGGGTACCGGTACAGGTAAGTCATCACGTTTTGGTGAACGTAAAGAAGTCGTATATAAAGACGTAGATGTACCATACAAATGGGGCTGGTCATTCCATGAAGGATTAGACCGTGCGACTATCAATAATGATATGGATGCGGCAGTTATCGACCGTCTGGACCTGCAGGCCGAAGCATTGATTGCAAAGGCAAATGCAGAACAATCCAAATATATCTCTGCGAGTGCAAAAGGAAGAATTGAAGGCGGCGCAACTGTTACAAAAGACAACGTTGCTGAAGTGTTTGCAAAATTGTCTGCTTACTTCGTGAACGCAAAGGTTAAGAAGGGAACAAAGCTAGTTGCTAAAGTTAATACTGCTGTTTACGATGCAATCGTCAACAGCAACTTATCAACTACTTCAAAACATTCTGATACGAATATTGACACAAACGAGGTTCGTAAGTTCAAGGGATTTGAAATTACTGAACTTCCGGATGATGCGTTCCAAACAAATGAAGTTGTATATGCATACGCTGTGAATATCGGTAAAGCATTTACAGGTATCGTTACGACTCGTACCATTGATTCCGAGGACTTTGACGGTGTGGCATTACAAGGTCAAGGTAAGGCCGGTGAATACGTGCCAGAAGTAAACATGAAGGCTATCGCAAAAGTAACTGTTACGGGTGCTTAAGCCATTTGATGGACTGTACATTATGGGTGTGCGGTCCTTTTAGTTTTAATAAAGAAAAGGAGATAAGTCATGCATAAAGTTATTAAACGTTTCCATGATCTACATGATCACGATAAAGTGAAAGGATATCATGAATACAATGTTGATGATGTTTATCCGCGTGAGGGGTATGAAACATCCGAAGATCGTATTGCCGAGTTGTCCGGAGATAATAACGCACAAGGCACACCGTTGATTGCTGAAGTCGAAGAGGAACCGGCAGAAAATGCACAAGACACCCCAGAAAAGAAAAACAATAAGAAGGATAAGTAATCATGGAAGTTTTGGAGCAAGTTAAAAAATTGCTTGGAACTGTCAAACGCGATGATCTGTTGAATACCGTTATTGATTTAACTGAAGCGCGCTTAAAAAATTTGCTGGGTGGGGCTGATAGTGTGCCTGAAAGGCTACTATATGTCGTGGTTGAGGTTTCTATCATTCGTTACAATCGCATTGGCTCAGAGGGCTTTAAAAGTCATTCTGTCGAAGGGCAATCCATATCATTTCCTGATAGTGATTTTGAACAGTACTCTGATGATATTGCAAAATATCTTGCAACAAACGATCAGAATTCAGATAACAAAACGAGGGTTAAATTTATATGAGATACGACAAAGAAATCTATTTTGAAAAACTTAATCCAGGTAAGCTGAATGAAGAAACGGGTAATTATGATGATGAAGTAGTCGCTGTTTCAACACTTGATTGGGCAAGTATCATGAATACATCAGATGATACTAAACAACTTGTCTATGGCAATATTAAACAGCAGTCTCTTACGATTCAAATACAAAACGTGTTTGATGGGGCATTTGATCGTATTAAGTTCAATGGTAAATATTATCATGTTGATTCAGAGAGAATATTGGGGATTAAACAGACGTTTATTGTATCGGAGATCCAATGACCAAAGTACGTGTTAAATTTTCCGGTCTGAATGAACTTAGAGTAACGATCAAGAAAAGCATGAATCTGTCAGATGTAAAAAACGTTGTCAGTAAGAACGGAGCTGAACTGTCTGAGAAGATGCAACGTAAAACGACGTCAGCCTTTACGAAAGGATATTCGCAGGGTAATACCGCACGATCAATCAAGCCACTTGTGGTGGATAACGGTATGACTGTCGAGGTGGAGCCGAAGATGAACTATGACCCATATGTTGAGTATGGAACGCGTTTTATGGAAGCGGAGCCATTTGTAAATCCGGCATTTGAGAAGCAGGCACCCGTATTTATCAAAGATATAGAGGATTTGATTAAATAAAAGGTAGGAGGACATTATGGATCCACAGCAAGAGTTATTTATCGCTTTGAAGAAAGCAATCGAAGCCAAAGGATATGATGTGTATGATAGTGGCCTTCCGCCAGATAATACACCATATCCTTTTGTTTATATCGGAAATAGCGTAATGACAGATGATCACGGTAATAAAACACAGTTGCTATGTACGGTTATTCAGACTATCCATGTTTGGCATAACAATCCAAAACAACGCGGAATGATGTCATCGATACTGTCTGAAATCAAGAAGGTATGTAGATCCTTAGAACATACAAAGACGTTTGCATGGATGGTAGATGGTATAAATCAAGATATCATACCAGACACAACGACCAATACGCCATTGATGCATGGAGTGTTGGAAATCGATTTTAAAATGAAAGGAGCAATTGAAAATGCTTAAAAAGATATTTAATTTACAGCGTTTTGCAGAAGCGGTATCCGGTAAACAATATGTTTATTTGTATCGTGTGCTTGCTGATGCGGCTACTAAAGCAGGGACAAATCTTGCCTTTGTAACAGAAAACGGAAAAACAATTTCTGCTGATGCAGATAGTACCACAACAAAAGACGGTGCAATCCGTACACCGGGAACACCTGAGATTGAAATCACATCTACATCAATTTTTTCTAAAGGAGATGAGACTGTCAAGGAACTTGAAAAAGCTTGTCTTGACGGAAAGTTAATGGAAATTTGGGAAGTAGATAGATCAACTAAGACTTCTGACAATAAATGCGATGCGACGTACTATCAAGGATATCTGACATCTTTTGAAGTCACTGCGAATGCGGAAGATTTTGTTGAGATTTCTTTGACTTTCGGTATTAATGGCAAAGGTGCTACAGGCAAGGCAACTCTTAGTGCTCAACAAGAGGCAATCGCCGATTATGTTTTCCAAGATACAAATAAGACGGGCGGATAATCAAATGCTAGGCAAGGGTAATACTCCCTTGCCTCGGTTTTTTATAAAAAGGAAAAGGAGAAGCTATGAATTTAGAACTTGAAATAAAGCATCAGGTATATACATTTCGCTTTGGTATGGGCTTTTTAGTCGATATTAATGAAACATACACAAGGGATATTCCGGGCGCTAAGCAGGCTGATAAGATCGGCTTACAGTATCAAATTGCAGGTCTGATTGACCGCAATCCTATTTCATTACAAAGGGTACTATATACAGCGTGCATCAATGAACCTAAATTAACAATGGCAGAAATTGGTGCGTATATTGAAGAGGTAGATGATATTGAAGGGCTGTTCCAAAAGGTGCTCGATTTTTTATCAGAGAGCAACTGTACAAGCCACTTGACAAAGAAGATGTTGAAAGCTGTACAGGAGCAGGAAGAGGAAGAGAAGAAACGGAAAGAAGCGCTCGAAAAGATTATGGATGGAGTGAAGACAGAGTAACTCCGGAGAAGTTATATGAACAAATAGCGATTAATTGCTATCGGTATTTTAATTTTGTGTCAGACGAGCAAATTCGTATGCTCACTTTTCCGGAATACGAAAGAATGATGAAAGCCTTACGATTACGCATGGTTGATGAAGAATATGCCCGTCATGAACAGGCATATTTAAACTTCTTGGCACAAGGGAAAAAGAGATCAGGGCGCTACCTGAAACCAATCTACAATACGTTCAAGAAATTCTTTGACTATGAAAAATGGTTGGAAAAGGCAAATAATAAGCAATCACCTAAAACGACCTCACATAGTAAGAAATTTGAAGGTATAGGCGCATTGCTTAAGAAGGGAGAGAAGTAATGGCACAATCAAAATCTGTAAAAGCTATACTCTCTGCTGAAGATAAGGGTTTTTCAAAGGCGTTTAGCAAAGCTGACAATATGCTGGATTCATTTCAATCGAAAGTATCGAGCGGACTTGGCTTTGGCGTATTAATAGGTATTGGCCAAAAAGCATTTGAAGCAATTTCAAGCGGCATAGGCGGAATGGTCGGCGAACTTGATGATGCCTCAAAAGCGTGGCAAACATTTGAAAAAAATATGCAGATTAACGGTCATACCGAAGATGAAATAAAGGCCATTAAAAAGGAACTGCAATCATTTGCGGAAACAACCATCTACAGCTCATCTGATATGGCAAGCACTTTCGCACAATTAGATGCAGTCGGTATTGACTCTGCGCAAGATCTGGTAAAGGCATTCGGTGGTTTGGCAGCCGCTTCAAGCGAGCCAAAGCAGGCAATGAAAACACTATCCACGCAGGCAGTACAGATGGCCGCTAAGCCTAAGATAGCATGGATGGACTTTAAATTGATGCTGGAACAGACACCTGCAGGTATTGCTGCTGTTGCGAAAACAATGGGAATGTCCACGGCACAACTCGTTTCTGCGGTTCAAGACGGCAAAGTTAAGACACAAGATTTTTTTGATGCAATCAAGCAGACCGCCGGTGCCGGTACTGAGTTTGCTGTAATGGCAACACAGTATAAAACAATCGGGCAAGCGATGGACGGCTTGACGGAAACAATCAGTAATAAATTGCTACCCGTCTATCAAAAACTTTCAGAAGAGGGAATCAAGAGGGTTGTTGATTTAACAGACACCCTTGCAAATTCTATTGATCGTTTGACGGCGGCATTTGATAGTGGTGGCTTGACTGGCGTACTTGGTGAATTGCTGAATATGGCCAATGAATTGCCTGGCCCAATTAAAGCACTTGGGGCAGTCGGTGGTGCAGCATTTGCGAATATGGCTGCATCAAAGGTTCTGAATCCTCAGACGTTTAGTGCTGTATCAAATGCTGCATCAGGTGCGTTTTCAGCAATGAGCGGTGGTTTTAAAGCACTTTCGTCTGGTGCAATGTCATTTGGTTCTAAAGCAATGACGGTCGCGACCAAAGGTATAACTAAATTTCAATTAATAACTGGGGCAATCAATCCAGGAAGTATTGGTCAAAATTTTTGGTCAAGTTTTAATGGACTTACGAGTGGAGCGTCTTCTAAAATATCCGGAATAACTAATAAGATTAAAAAATCATTTATTGGTAAGATAGCGGATATAACAGGAGCAATCGGTGAAAAGATGCTCAGCGTTGGTGGAAAAGTTACAAGCGGACTTGGAACCTTAATGCAAATGGGACTTAAGGCTGTTATGCCTGCTGCCATGATTGCGGCAGTCATTGCGGGCTTAGGTGTGCTGTATCATACTTACGGCAGTCAGATTAACAGCATTATCAATATGGTCGTTCAAAAAGGGCCAGAAATGATTACTGGGTTTGTTAGCAGTATCACGTCACAAATTCCTCTGTTAGTAAACAGTGGGACTGTCATGATACAAAAAATACTAGAGGGCATTGCAGTATTGATGCCAAGTATTTTGACAGGTGGCGCTGAAATCATCACAACGCTTGTTGACAGTCTTGCAAAAAATGCACCTTTTTTGATTGATAGCGCAGTAGCGGTTATTAATCAGTTCGTATTAGGGCTTGCATCGGTGCTTCCGGAAATTATTGTATCCGGATTGAATTTGATTGCGGCGCTTGCACAAGGTATTGGAAACAATCTACCTGAAATTGCTGCAACCGCATTTGATGCAATATTGAAATTTGTAGATGGCATCATCGACCATCTTCCTGAAATCATTGAAGCGGCATTGAAGATTATTAAATCTCTTGCAACAGGACTCATACAATCGTTTCCGACAATTGTAGAAAAAGGCGGACAGTTAATCCAAAAACTGCTCGTTGGTATTGGAAAGGCAATTCCTCTTGTCTTAACAGCATTCTTTGACTTAGGGAAAAACATTATTTCAGAAGTATCGAAGATTGATCTATGGGCCGCAGGTAAAGCTATCATCGATGGTTTCTTGAACGGACTTAAATCTGCTTTTGACAGCGTGAAAGACTTTGTCGGCGGAATCGGATCATGGATTGCCGAACATAAAGGTCCGTTAAGCTATGATAAACGATTGCTGATTCCTGCAGGTCAAGCAATCATGAGTGGCTTGGACAAAGGTTTATCTACAGCGTTTAGTGCAGTCAAATCACGCGTATCAAGTATGGGAGACATGCTTGCAAGCATGATGGGTAACAGTTATGATCTTGCATTTGCAGGAGTAGGCAGAAGCATTAAGCCCTTAAATATGAATGCCGCACTTGATGAAACAGCGGAATACACCATGAATAGTACACAAACAATCATCGTACCTGTACAGATTGATGGTAAGGAATTTGCAAGAGTAACTGCAGAATACACACAAGATGCTTTGAAAGATAAAGAAGAACTTGATAAACGTCTAAGAGGTGAATAATGTATAACTTTAAAGATATAGATTCAAAGGAGAGCAGCACATTACTGCTCTCCGAATATTTAAAATATGACGGCATAATATTAGAGCAAATAATACCTGGTTATACAACGTTATCCATAGAGGGCAGAGAACTGTTTTCTCCAGAGATTATGACAAAGGAAATCACGGGGGTAGATGGTAGTCACTATTACGGAAGACGCTATCCTGCAAGAACTATAAGGGTCAAGTATCAATTGATTGCAAATACACCTGAAGAGTTTCGAGATGCTTTTAATAAATTAAATGCATGTTTATCAAAAGAAAATGTACAGGTGATATTTGGTGATGAACCGGATAAATATTTTGTTGGCTCAAAAGTTGGTAATGATAATGTTCCTGAAGGACACAAAAGTATTGTTTCCTCGTTTGAAATCTATTGTCCAGATCCATTTAAATATGCTACGACAATCAAAGAAGTTTCGGCGGTAAAAAACGTAAATGGAATATATGAAGCAACTATCGATAACAAAGGAAATTATGAATTGCTTCCGGAGTTTGAAATCAGGCATAAAGGCGAAACAGGATATCTATCAATCGTTAGTCAGAACGGAGCAATGCAATTTGGTACTCTTGAAAAGCCAAGCGAGCATACAGAGGAAAGAGCGGTTATGCTTGCAGACTACAAGCAGGCAAGTGATATGTCTAATATGATATTGAATTACGGTTGTATAAACCTTGTGCAAAATGGTACAACCACAAGCGCAGAAGGCAAGTATTTATCGCTTGATGATATAGGTACGGGGGATTGGTGGCACGGTGCAAGCCGTACTTTTACAATTGCTACACCAACAAACAATTTAACCGTTAATTCAAAGATTTGGTTTGAGACATATCTGATCAGCCAAAAGGGTATGATCCAAATTGCAATCGGTGATGAAGAAAAGAAACGGCTATGTGCAATACATCTTCAGAAATATAATCCTTCCAACAATATCGCTGAAATATACATGCAGACGGATAGTGTAACGAAGCAGTTGAACTTTGAACCAAGTTACACATCTATTACGAATCAAGACAAAGGAAATATCAGTATCACTTTTAACAAAGGATATATTGATTTCTTAATTCAAGGTGAGAAATATAGCATGTATGATCCTACACTAGCTAGCAAGAAAGCCAAGTATGTAACAATTTATCTTGCACAAATAGGTGCAACAAATAACCGATCTCATGATCTTATGAGTCGGCTGTATATTAAAACCCTGCAGATCATTGATAATCGTACAAATACTTTTACAACCATACCAAATCGTTATCATGCTGGCGATGTTTGCGCTGTCTTAAATGGGAAATATTATGTCAACGGTGTTTATACGCCACAAGATGAAATATTGGGTACAAGGTATTTTAAAGTTTCGCCAGGACAGTCCAAGATACAGTTTGGTGATTCATTGTGGTCAAATAGTGATATGGAGATCACGATTAGATATAGAGAAAGGTGGTTATAAATATGCGCATAGCAATATTAAACCCATTTGATAGAGTTGTAGCGCATATCGATAACGACGTTCCGGAAGCATTACATTATTATGATGATACTTTGCATACATATCTTGCTGGTTCTCAATATACATTTGAATTTAAGATATATGCGGATATGGCTGACAGCAAATATATTGTTGCTGGAAATAAACTTGGATTTAAATACAAGGATAAAGAATATTATCTAAACATCGTATCCGTAGATGGAGATAACAGAGAATTAAATGTTGTGGCCTATGGCTTGTCTCTGCAGTTATCTGGCAATACAATTTCTGAATACAAAGCGGATAAATCATATTCATTTAAAGAGTATCTTGCTAAATTCGATAGTGATAACGTCGTTAAGTTAGGAATCAATGAAATCAGTGACCGGAGTCGAAAACTTGATTGGGATGGAGAAAGTACATTGCTTGCAAGACTGTTTTCTCTTGCCACTAAATTTGATGCTGAGATTGAATTCATTACTAATCTCAATGATGATTATTCTTTGAAAGAGATAACACTTAACGTGTATCGGAAACACAGCGATACTGTACAAGGAATTGGAACAGATCATAGTGCAATCGTGCTTAGAAATTTGTTCACTATTAATCGCACGGTCGATATTAAAGACTTATATACGGCCATATTCCCAACCGGAAAAGACGGATTGAATCTTATAAGTATGGCTGAAAAAACTGAAAAGGATGGTGCAGGAAACACGTTTATAAAGCCTACGGGCAGTAACATCATTTACGCACAGACGGCAATGAACAGTTTTCCGAACCATCTTAAGAGTATGCATGCAAAGTATATCGTTAAAAGTTGGAGTACAGATTATGCAACAGTTGAGGCACTGTATGGCAATGCATTAGCCGAACTAAAAAAGAATTGTACGCCAAAGGTGAGTTATACGATTGATGGATATGTTGACGGCGAAATCGGTGATACCTACACGATTGAAGATAAAGGATTTAACAGCGTGCAGTATATTCGTGCTCGTATCATTGAGCAGCAAATCTGTACGACTGATGTACGCAACAGTAAAACCGTATTCGATAACTTTACTGAAATAAGTGCGAAAATCAGTAATGACGTTTTAAAACAAGTACAGGCTCTCATTGATGCTAATAAAAATATAGCAATACTGGTGTCATCATCGAACGGCACCATTTTTAACGAGTCTGATGAAAATAAAAAAACCACTCTGACAGCAAGGTTACTTGATGGACAGACTGATGTTACTGATAAATACCGCATCATGATTTATCGAGATGGTACGTACGTCAAAGATGGCCCAAATATCGAATTAACGGTATCCGGTAAAACAATCATACGTTTTGATGCAATTGGTGTAAATGAAGTAGTTGTTGGGTCATATGAACTAACAATTGGTTTTACAAAAAACGGTAAGGACGCCGTACAGTTAAAAATCATCTCAACTACACAAAAATATCAATTAAGCGATGATGGTAATAATACACCTGCAGGAGAATGGATGGATACAAAACCGACTTTCTCGAAAGAGTATATCTGGACTATGGTGACGCATACCTATTCAGATGGTAGCACTACATCGTTTTACCTAGTTGAAAAAAGACCACGCAGAATGCATCAAAGTACGCAATACTATTTATCGACATCTGCAGAGAATGTCGAGAATGGTGAATGGTCTGATACAGAGCCGGACATGGTAATCGGGAAATATATGTGGAGTCGTCACAAACTTTCCTATTCTGACGGTTCAGTCGAATATAGCACTGAATGGCGTAACGATCAGATCAATAAAATGTTTACGACCATTCAAACTCTATCGACAAATATTTCAGATACTGACGGAAAAATCAATCTTGTAGTTCAGAATGCACAGACATTGATTGATAACCGGATAGCAGATGAAACGCAACGTATCAAAAACGAATATGTGACAAAGACAGACTTTGAAGTTGCTAATGGAAACGTTGCTACAAGATTCACTGATATCGAAAATGGCGTAGAGAAGATCACAAGTCTGATTGAGAATACACCGGATGGGACGCGCTGGAAAAACATTGCGCATGGTGATACAGAAACTTTGATGGCCGCTGACGGTCAACATATCTTTGTGGCTGGAAAAGAAGTTGCATCATTTACGGCCAATGCTGCGACCATGCAAGCATTAAAGGTAACGGGTGATGTTCAGATGGGCGCGCATTTAATACAACGTGGCCAACATAAGGAAATAACAACAGGCAAGATGGTAGCGAGTACCGATTGGTACTGGATAGGTGGTGAATAGTTATGGCATATACAGGTGATTTGCAGGTCATACCTCCAACTGGCAGAGGTAGAATGAATCTACATGTGGAGTGGTATGAAGATAGTGCTAATGCAACAAATAACACTTCAGTAATCCATATGAGTGGCTATATCTATAACCCTGATAGGGCAACGCTGTTTGATACTTATGGTAATGGTCACGGTGTTATCAGGCTATACTGGCACGATAATAGACAAGGCGAAGTGTACCTCAGTGCAGATACAGTGGTAACAAGTCTTGCTGGATACCAGACTATAAATGTATCAGGTAGCATTACTATCACACACAACGGTGATGGTTCATTGCTGGGGTATGGTGGTATTGAGTGGGTCAAAGAATCATCTTTGAACTGGATGCCTGAAACGTGCTTTGTCAATACAGGCGGGTATGTCGCGTTAACGACGATTCCACGTGCAAGTGAAGTTACAGGAATAACCTTTGGAAACAACTGGGACGACGCGATTAGAGTGACATATAATCGCAAGAGCGGTTCTTTTAGGGAGAAGTTGGCTATCAAAATCGACGGTGGTAAAACTCTAAAAACGATACAGGGATATGAAAGTGGTGCAAGTGTTACATTTAGTGAATCGGAGAAGAACATTGTACGTGAGTTTGTTAATACGCATGGTACATTGACTTATAACGTAGTGCTTGAAACCTATACAAGCGATTATGCAACGAAGATAGGCACGTCAAATACATATTCGCATTCGTACAATTTTATTTCTGCTCCGGACATGCAGGTGACCGTAACGGAAGTGGGAATCACCGGCAGGAATGTTGGCGCGCTTGAAACGGTAGCAATTATTGGTAAAAAGAAGATCGGTGTTACAGTTACACCGAAAAACTGGGCGGACATCAAGGCAGTCAAAGCATATGTTGGCGGCAGAAGTATAGCCATTACGGTTACTAAACAGGCAAGCGGGGCATACACTGGGGAAGCGACCATTACAAATCTGACGAATGCGGACTATATGGTATTAGCAACTGATAGCAGAAATACTGATGGCAAGTGGGAAGCAAAAGGTACTTTTAAAGCGTACTCACCACCAAACATATTGAACGTAGTTGTACAGAGAACCACACAGACGTCCAGTAATGCGACATTGGCAGCAGATGGTATCTACTATAATGGCACGATCGGGAATACGACCAATGCGATTACAATCGCTATCAGCGGAGCAGCTACAGGTGATGCAACACCAGCATATAACGGCAACAAATGGAATACATCAAAAGCAATCAATGGTGCTGGTCCAAAAAATGCATACAAGTATGCAGTTACTGTTACAGATGTATTTGGGCAGAAAATAACTGTTGAGTACTCATTGGGTGCGAGTAAACCTGTCATGTCTGTGTTAGAAAAAGAAGTGTGTATTAACGGATCTATTGTCGCTGATGATTACTACTTCAAAACAAAGCGTTTGATAGATTTTTTCTACCCTGTAGGGTCTATTCTGATGAATGAGAATAAGGACTACGATCCAAATGCTATTCTTGGTGGTAAATGGGAAAAGATTGAGGATAGATTCTTGATTGGCGCAAGCAAAAACACGCCTATCAAGTCACAGGGCGGTAGTGCCACGCACACTCATGGTCAAAGAGACGGCCGCAATGGAAACTTGTCCGCCGCAATTGGTGCGACAAACAATAATCCGGGCGTTATCGGTTACCGAGCTGTAAATGATACGAATATTGGGGCAGTCGGCGGAGCAACATATGCCGTTGCTGGCACCAATATAGGATTTGCCAATTGGAATCATTTTACCGCTGTCGTAGGGCAAACTGCTGAAGCCAGCACGTTGCCACCATACTACGCCATAAACATATGGCGTAGAACAGAATAGAGGTGAACAGATGGAAATTAAATTAAAAGATGGCAAGTCATATGATATATCGTCTTATCAAGCAAACAGTTTTTCAATGATTATGCCGTTTAAACAGATTGTCGAGTTTGCAAACTTGATGACGCAAAAAAACGTATCGAACGCAATCATTTTTGATAAAGACAAAACGGAATTGTTTAAGTTTGGCACTGTCGAACTAATAAGTGTAAGAGCAGACAAGAACGATAACGCAAACTCGAATGTTACATTTGTTTTCAAAGAAGTCCCACAATCAGAGATTGAGTTAGCAGAAGAACGTTCTCGTTTGGAAGCACAACGAAACGTATTCTTGATGGGCATGAACATCGCTGATCCGGAAGAAGTCATTCGATTGTGTGAAGAATTAGAAGAATGGAAAAAAATTAAATTTCCTTATCGTAAAGGAGAACGTTTCAAACACAACCATAAACCTTATGAATGCTTGATTGATCATACTTCCGATGTTGCAAAGCCCCCGGATAAATCGCCAGCATTATATAAAGAGGTAACAAAAGAAAACAAGCCTGCTTATTTAGAGTGGGAAAAAGGAAAAGAGTATAACAAAGGAGATAAAGTTATTTATCAAGGTGGAATTTATGAATGCACATGGGATAAAAACACAAGAGAGCCTACAGGTTTAGGCTGGAAAAAAATATAAATATTGCTATTAAGGCGACCAATATGGCCGCCTTTTTAGATAGAAAAGAGGAAAAGAAAAAATGAATAACGCAGCATTAGCACAGTTAGTTATTATCGCAGTATTGGTTGAAGCAATTTGGGAGAACGTAAAGCGTTTATATTCTGCTGAAGGTTTCAATAAGAGCATCGCTGGCTCACTAGGAGTATCCATCTTAGTTTGCACAACAACAGGTGCAGACCTATTTGTAATTATCGGTTTACCTTTGGCGGTTCCTTTCTTAGGTTCTGTACTTACGGGCATTATTACGGCTCGTGGGGCTAATTTCGTAAATGACCTATTCACTAGATTGAACGGGCCAAAGAAGGAGGCATAAGAATGTTGAGAGTAGTAGATGAAGCGTCATGGCAAGATGGTATTGATAACACAATTCTTGATTGCGACGCAGTAATTGTTAAGGCTACGCAAGGCACAGGATATATCAATCCTATTTGCGACAGTTTATATCAAGCTGCAAAATCGGCAGGAAAGTTATTAGGTGTTTATCACTATGCAAGTGGTGGAAATGCAACTGCTGAAGCAGACTTCTTTTTGGATAATATTCAAGGATATATCGGTGAAGCAATGCTTGTGCTTGACTGGGAATCTGGTGAGAATGCACAATGGGGTAATCCAAATTGGTGTAAAGAATTCTGTGACAGAGTGCACGCACGTACAGGAATCAATCCAGTAGTGTACGTACAAAATAGCGTAGTGGATCAAGTTGCAAATCTAACTGACAATGGATTATGGATTGCACAGTACGCAGACAATAATCCTATGGGATGGGTAGATAGTCCGTGGAACACCATCACAGTAAATCACATCATGCATCAATATACTTCAACAGGTAGAATTTATGGATGGAGTGGTCCTCTAGACTTAAGTCTATTTTTCGGTGACGCTAACGCATGGTTAGCATACGCTGGAGCTACAGGACAATTAGCCCCTACGCCACAAGTACAACCACAAGTACAGACATATGAACAACCATCTGTACAGCCTAGCGATACTACATACATCGTACAGGCAGGCGATACACTATCAGAAATTGCGACAAGATACGGCACGACATATCAGCACCTAGCAGCCATTAATGGCATCTCTAATCCGGACATTATTCATGTAGGAGATCGCATTGTGATTAATGGCGTAGTGTCACCGCAATCATCTGATGATGAATACTATACTATTCAGCCAGGTGACACTTTAAGCGGAATTGCAGAACGTTATGGAACATCGTATCAGTATCTTGCCTACATCAATGGTATTTCCGACCCTAACAAGATCTATGCTGGTGATACTATTCGAGTAAAATGATATGACAGCAAAGGAGATTTTTGAATTGTTGCAGATACAGGGTATCGGAGGATTAGCACTATCCGTTACCCTTATAATCCTTTCTGCAATACAAATTGCACCAGTAAAATGGAATCCGTGGACTAAAATTCTCGGATGGCTTGGAAAGCAGATTAATCAAGATCTAAGTGCTAAAATTGACGGAATTGAGTCAAAGCTAGATAGCCATATCGAAAAATACACAGTACAACGTGCTGATGACATTCGTAATACTATCTTGGTTTTCGCAAATGAATGTAGTCGTGGAATCGTGCATTCAAAAGAGCAATTTCGTTTTATTGTTTCCAAATGCGACGCATACGAACAGTATGTAGAAGAGAATCATCTGAAGAATGGTGTGATAACTGAAGCTACACGATTGATAAAAGACACTTATCAATCAAGATTGAAACACGATGATTTTCTAAAATAGTTATAAAGCCTACTCTCTTAATTGAGGGTAGGCATTTTTTGTTGTTTATAGCAATTGTTCGCCAAATTGTTCGCTAAAAATACAAGAACATAATAAAAACCCGCTATTTAAGCGAGTTTTATAAATACATTAAAGGGCGACTAATGAGGCAAACAATGTATATATGAATGCATGTGTATATCTCTTGAAAAGCACGTGTTTATTGAATATTTTCACATTCTGATTTTTTCTAACTTCTTGTTATATCGTACATATTTTTACTTAAATCTTGCAGTTGTTCGTTAAATGTTCGCTAAATTATAACTTTCGATTTTCGATTGCTTTCGCCTTATCTTCGTCAGTTGTGTATGCGTAATACAGACTCATGTTTTCATTAGCATGTCGCATTAATGCCTGGATAACTTTAGGATTTACATTTGCTTCGAATAAGTCTTTGCTAAATAGATGGCGTAACTTATATTGATTGAAAGTAAAGCCATACTTAGACTTGCACTTACGAGATACGTTTACAATTAGAGTGCATACTAGATCAATGTCAAATGGCTTTCCGTCAATATCGGCTAAAAGTAATTCATCATTCTTTGACCACGCTATCATCTGTTCTAATATCGGTTTTAACTGCGTAGAGATGGGGATAATTGCATCAGAGTAAATTGTCTTAACTGGTACTATTTGACGCTCTAATGTGCTTGTAGAGCCAACTGACTTATTGATTGATATTTGCATGCTTTCTATGTCTATATCGCTCTTAGAAAGTGCATATACTTCTTGTGGCCGCAATCCTGTATATAACATGATTTGACAAGCATACCAAATGGCCGCAGAGCGATGCCGCCCTGTTTCGTTGGCACAGTTGTATTTTAATAATTCGTCTGCGAATAGTACAAACTGTTCATAGGTAATAGAGTTATCTTTTTTCTTTCTCACAATCTTAGATTTTGGAACGATGACCATCTGTGAACGGTCAATAACTGGTATCTCTGCAGTTAGCGCAGCCTTGTAAATCTGTCGCCAAATACACATGGCATGATTCATTTGCGCCTGTGTATGGTTTAAACAGTAGGCATTTATGGACGACTGGACATCACTTGTGGTGACTTTTAGAATATCTTTCTTTTTTAAAGAATTGGGTATCATTGCTTTAAACATGCTATCGTGACGTTGCTTTGTTTTGATGGATGCCTGACGATCCCGCAAAGACTTCAAATAGCAATCTTCAACTGTCAAATGGTTCATGGCATATTTATCTACTTCTATTTCTTTTTGAAGTTTATTTCTTGCTTCAATGGCTGCCATCTTTGCAAGTTTCTTATCACCATCATAATCTGCAACGTAGAAGCGTCCACCGTTGATGGATCTAAGCATATTATCTTCGCGCACTTTTGCTTCGACTTTATAACCATTGCCTTTGGTTTTGGATTGGATCTCACGTATCCATTTTTCTTTCATACGTACTCCTTCCTATGACTTCATGTAATTGCCGTCAAAAAAATCAGGGAAAGAAATTCGTATTACTTCCATTAATCTATCTTGTTCAATTGGGTCCATCTTACACATTGCAGCTTCAATCTCTTCTAAATACTTATCAAGTTGTTCCATAAAACATTATCCTTCTATATTTAAATAAAACTTAATTGACTAACCGATGTGAAAGGCGTATATTAATACAGCACCCAATTTCTATTGCATAAATTGGAATAAGATTGTATAGTGTTATTGCAAGGTAATACTTGCTTGGCTCACCTACGATTGTAGAAAGAGATTCGAGGGCGTTATGTTGATGAAACATAACGTTCTCTTTTACTTAATAAGTGATAGAAGATGTGTTTTTGTATCATCTTTTCTTTTTTTATATACTTTTTTCAGATCTGAGATTTTCTCTCTTTGAACAGGATAGGCAGTCAAAAAATATATAGTTTGATTTGAATTAATTTGTAAGACAACATAATATTTATGCTCTTGGTCTAATATACAAATTCTAGTTATTTTACCTTCGTGAGTTGAACAAAGTTCTTCCCAAATTAAATTGTCTTTTTTATTAAAAACTTTAATTATATCAGGAATACATTGTATTCTATGCCCACAAATTGTTCTTGGGAATTTAGATAATTTTTTATCTGACATAAGTGGATTATAGGTAAACTTCTCTTGCTCACACCTTATTATTTTGTTGGGGCAACAATATGTTTTTGTGTTGGATGCATCGACAGTAATCAAATGAAAATATGAATAATCCTTGTTGTCAACTAACGGACCTACTTTCCAGCCTATTCTTTTGTTGTTATACATAAAGCTCAAAGGCTTTAAATTTTCAAGATACCATTGATACCTATCATTAACGATTGATTCTATTCTTTCTTTGGTATACTCACTAACAAAGTTACCTTGAACTCCGCCAAAATTCATATCTATTGTGGCCTCCATGATAAAATATTAAATTTTTTATATTTCCATTTTGTGGTGTTTACTAAATCGGAATAAGATCGTGCTTTAATTAAATTAATGAGTTCTAATTTTGTCTTGCTAGTGGATAAATTTCGATTAACATATGATAATGCTCCAATTAAAATATCGGTAATTTGCATTATTTCTACTTCATCAGAACGTATAACATGTAAATTTTCAATTGTACAGTCGTGAATATTTTTTGATTTTGATTCTATATATTTTTTTAATTCCTTAATGCACTCAGATGAATGTGTATCTTTTATATCAAGATAAATATTTAATTTTGTATTAATTTTCAATAATTTTTGTAAAGATAGATAGTAAATCTTATAGTACCAGTCGTTGTAAGTTCCCGAGAATCTAGAAAAATCTAATTTGCCTTTATCGTGTACAACTACACCTCTAAAATTCATCGAGTAATCATCAAAGAATTTATTTATCAAATCGATATAAACACCTTTTTTTGCTGACGAAACTTTAGACCACTTCAATTCATAATCTTTTGGCAAACCATTACTCTCCTTAATTCGGATTATATCTTTGCAAATTTGTTTTCTTTTTGATTTTGGCACCCAAACTCCACCAATTACCATAATATCATTTCCGTCGTTTTGTAGATGGCAGCTTTCATCACAGTATACGTTGTATTCCATATTATCTATCTCCTTCTTATCTTCTATCATTAATTACAAAAGCAAGCTTTCCGATGATTACTATTCTTTTTGTTTCTCCTCTTTTTCATAATATTCATCTTGAGCAGGAGAATCTTCGATAATTTGCTCTTGATACACTGGTATTTCAAACGTGTCTACATGTTCAAAGTCTGCAACACCATTATGGCCAGAACAAGCACCTCGATGTTTCATAGAACCCCAATGAAAGCCGTCATTGCATAAAATATAGGGTGACGATGTTCTTGTCTCTGTTCCGATTTGTACATTTTCTACATGGGTTACTGCATCTTTTGCAGGATGATATATGTATTTAGAGTATACAATTCCATCGACTAAACAATTAGAAGTGATTGATATTCCATCGCATGTAGGTAGTTGTTCTTCTTTTCTGTCCTCTTTTTTGTCCTCTTTTTTATTCTCTTTTTTCTTTTCGTCTTTCTTCTCTTCTTTTGCAGCCTCCTTTTTCTCATCTTTTTCATCATTTTTGACTACATTATTTTCTGCGGCTTGTAATGAGTTGTCTTCTTTTCTTTCGTTTTTTTCGCTCACTAATCCTAAAAGCAGTAAAACCGCAAGTACAACGGGAAAGTTTATACGTTTAAACCAAGAGCGGCTTGATGAGTTAATGTTTGTTTGATTTATATGAATCGAATTCCAGAGTTTGTAGTCGAGTAATGAAATTCCCACTACTAGAAAAATGCCAACTATTCCACGACTAAAATCTCCCTTTTTAAAATTAGATACAACTACGCTCATACCAGCAATTACAAAAAGTGATGTAAAAATAAATGCCACAAAAGTTAGTTTCTTTTTCATAAATTATAATTTCCCCTTAATATGTAATTAAATACTTCTGATAACTTTTCCAACTGTAATCATATTGTCATAGTCAGAACAGTAAATATCTTGATACTGCTTGTTATGTGATATTAATTTGCCTTTGCCAAGTTCTTTAACAAAACTTTCACCATTGATTATAAATACGCCAACTTCACCAATATTCAGTTCCGATTGTTTCTTCACTAACAATTTATCACCATCATTATATGTAGGCTCCATTGAATGCCCTTTAACAGCAATGACAAGATCCGCTTTATTGTTAAGCGGTGTATCTGGTAATGAGATTGCAGTGCAATCAAGATCATCGAATAGATACTCACCATTACCTTCAGATGCTCCTACAGCGTAGTAAGGCTTTGCAATGTATGCCAGCATATCTTCTTCGATAACTGTATTACAACGCTCGTATTCAACCTCTAATAGATTATTAATAGCCTTACTACCGTAGATATCTAAGCTACGGTATTTTTTTATTAAGGATTGTTCAGTGATTGAAATTGAGAATGAATTAGTTCTTTCCCAGCCGAGAAGATAATTAGCATCTACATTCAAAATATCGCAGAGAGAAAATATAACATCTGCATCTGGCTTATTGTCACCGCGTTCCCAGTTAGAAATCACATTTTTTGATTTACCAATAAGGGCAGCCAATTCTTCTTGGCTCATATTTTTGGCTAATCGTGCTTGTTTTAAATTATTTGCTAACTGCATATTTTTATCCTCCTATGCATAAAATAATACAAAAAATCTGTGAAGTAAATATAAAAATACAGAAATTATGTATTTGTATATTTACTACATAGTAATACTGTATTATATTTATTTTACACAGATATTCTGTACTAAAGAGAAGATGATACGGA